TGATTTCATTCCTGAGTTTCCAATAGTCCGGCCAATTTTGAAAGCTGATCGGAGAGAACGGGAATGTATTCTTTAGATGCTTGTGCCTTGTATCCGAGAAGTGATACCGGAAACAAAGATCATAATCCTCGAGATTTTCGTTGACATGAAAGTGATCGCCAAAGTCAACGTGAACCTTAAAGCCATTGTCAAATAGCGCTGGGAACCCTCGGCCATTTTCTGCGATCCGTCGCATCCTGACCTCGATCCCCGCCTGGTTTATAATATTCAAAAAAAATCGATAGTGTGACTGCCAGTATCTTTGACTCGTGTATTCTGGAATAGTCACAGATTTGAATAGATCAACCTCAGTCATTTAATTCTCCCAAAATTTTTCCCCCACAGATAGCCCTTCTCTCTCCTCTCCGCGATAATCGCAAAGTCTTGTTGCTCGACTCTTTTTGCCAGCTTGTGAGTAGGATCATTGAGCCGCCGGTGGATCACGTCAGCTCCAGGCGCGATGATCAGTTTCCCGATCGATCGGACAAACCGGCCGAGCTCCGCATCGCTACCAAAGTGGATGTAGTCCGGGCAAAAGACTTGGCGGCCAGGGAACCTTTCGACAAACTTGCGGCCCATCAAACCGAAGGCCGTCGTGCAGCCTCGCACATCCTGGTTTATGGCAACAAGCCCATCGCCATCCGGGGCCTTTGCCTTCAGCGCGTGGACAGCTAGGCCAATACATTGTTTGGAGAAAATGAGATCATCCGAGGCATAGATCGTTGCATCTCCGGCCGTGTGTCTGATCGCCGTGTTCATCGAGTAAACCCAATCCCTTCTTTTTTTGTTTATAAATAGCCCGACATCCTCGTTGAGCAACGGGGGGAGGAGGTCGAGATTTCCGTCGATGATCACAAAGATCGAGACATCCTTGTACTTGCTTTCCTGGATAGACTTGATCGTTTCCATCAGGAGCTTGAGCCTGTCGTGCGTCGGGATGATAACATTAACGTGCATTGAGCCTCCCGTATGCCTGGAGGTATTTCTCAATTTTTTCTATCGGGTGCCAATTCTGCAAAATCCAAAGTCTCGATCGATCCTGGATGTCCTCAAGGCATCCTGGGTTATCAATAAGCCAGAGGAGCTTTTCCTCGAGATTGCCGAGGTTTGAAAAGACAAACGGCAGCTTTGAAATTCGGTTTAAGACAGCGCAGCCAAAGCAAAGCCCCTCGAGTGAGGTCCGGTGCCAATTCCCGGTGACGACATCGTCGATCAGGATGTGGCTTTCCTTTTTCATCTGAAGATTTTCATAGTATTCCTTGCCCTCGATCCAGGCGATATCGACATCTCTTTTTAAGGCAACTTGATCCAAAATCCTTCTGACCTCGTGATATCCTTTCGAGTCAGGCCGGCCTGGCCTGGTCCTTGTAGAGGGGGCAAAGGCGATCTTGATTTTATCCGACCTTTGGATCGGCCGATATTCATCCGGGTCGATTATGTTCGGCAGCCCCGGCATCTTATATTCCTTGAGCTGCAATGGCTGGTCAATCGTGTAGCTCATGTTGGCAAACCTCATGAGAGATTGCCAATTCCCAAGGCGCGGAACCGAGTGAAACTGAGCGAGCACCTTTGCCTTTGACTTTCCTTTGAGCGTCGTTATCCGCGGAGAAAGATAGTTGTGAACGTGCCAGACGTCGGCCTCCATCAGGGCCCTCAGCGCCACTCCATTGTTTGTCGAGAAGATCAAGTGATGCGGAAAAGCACGGCCATCGTTATATTTGTTTGTCTCGTTTATCAGGGAGACGTTATGATTCGTGTACTTTTTTAGCGCTCGGTAAAGCTCCCAAGGAGCGGCCGCCAGAGGAGTCCGCGAGTAAAGCGCAATGTTCACTTCCTGATCCCTCCCAAAGTGCGCCGGTCGATATCCGGCTCCTGGAGATAAGTCCTGTAAAACTCGAGGCACTCGCAATCCTCGAGAGCCTCAAACTTGTGATACAATCCCGGCGGCACGGCCGAGCTATCGCCGGGCCCTAAGACAGTGATATCTTTGCCGGCTCCTGAAAAAAGAGTAACCTTGAGCTTTCCGCTCAAGACATAAAACAAGTTGCTTTTATGCTTGTGAATGTGCTCTGAGCAAAATCCGCCATCCTTGATTTTTAGGTGATACACGGCGACTGTATCTGTGTGAAAGATACAGCGGGTCTCTCCCCAAACTTTTCCCTGTACGCTCATAGGTATTCCTCCGGCTTTGCTTTCTTAAAACAGGTGAGCGCTGATCCCGGACTAAGGTTGATCACGTTGATCCCTTTTTCCTTCAGGATCGGCGCTGCGCGGTTGAAATGCTGGATAAAACTCGTGACTGTTTTTTCTCGCTGTGGAGATGGATGCCCACCATGCCAGTGTGTCTTTGCTTTGTTGGTTTCATCATAGTGGTGCATCATGTCAAACCCCAGGAGATAAATCGGATTCGCTCCAAGACAGGCCGCGAGGTTAAGGGCTCCGTACCCTGAGTTATTCCCGTGACCTATCCCCTTAGTCATGTCAAACGTAAAGGCACGGAGCCCGCTTGCATAATCCTTGTAAACCCGGATCAGAAAAAATTCTGCCGGCACTTTTATCACATAGGTTGCCATCCAGACTTTATAAGCCAAGGACTGAGCAAACTGTTTCCTCACATCTGGCCCGTACTCCCCGCGCTCGATCCACTTCAGGAACCTTGTGTCCATCGAGAAAATAATCGTCGGATCAAACGCCTTAAACGCTAGGTTGACCCCGATCGTCCTGATCCCTTTTAACCGAGACCAATCGAAACCCTTTAAGCTGGGACCTCCTCCCACGATCGCGCACGGCCGGCCAGACCACGAGCCGTTAGGAAGGACCTCCCAAAGCCAGCGGTTTTCAAACCTTGCGTTCTTATATAGTGTCGGCATTACGGTGTCGCCAGGATCGGAGTGTCAAGCATAAGCTGACCTATAAGATCGTCGAGCTCCCTGATCCCGGTATAAAACATTCCGCCTTCTTCGGCCCCAGGAAGATCGTACCTGTAATTCCCGATCCACTCCATCTTGAAATGTCTCTTGTGAGTGCTCTTATCGTTCTCAAACTCGATCATGATCTGGCAAGCCCTTTTCGCCAGCGCAAGAAGTCTCGAGTTTCCGTAGGTCCCCGTGATCCTGATGTTATTGTAGCCGTGAGGAAAAAGCCCGTCAGGCTCCGCCTGGGAAAGAGTGTACCTGAGCTCCGGGTCCCCGATGAAAGCACCCGAGGTGCACAGGTCAAGATAAACAGAATCCGTGTCGAAATAATACCAGGTCGAATCCGCCTCGATCCCGCAAATCCAAAGACCGGTGACGGTGATTATGTCACCATGCAGCGCTGGGAATATTCTGTTCTTGTTATTCCCGTTCATCTCGAGATCAAAAGACTTCGCATAAAAATGAGCTCTTGTCAGCTCCTCGAGCTGGAGCTCGATCCTGGCGATGATCTCGTCTTTATCAGCATTGCTTAATCCCACGGCCCAATTCGTGACGTCTCCCCGATTGATATAGTTTCCCATGTGCGATCCTTCAAAAGAAAATAGAGCGGGCCCAGGAAATTCCGGGGCCCGGCTCTATTGTTTCCAGGTTATTCTCTGACCCGTCTCTGGACACACTTGACGTAGTCGACAGTGAGAACCTTCGCTACGGCCTCGCCGTTCTTGACGCCGAATCCTAGCGCAAGCTCCTCGTCGTCCGGGATGTTCGTTGTGACAGAGCCAGTTGCAACGCAAGTCTGCGGGAAGTCTCCGTCAGTGAAAACGAACCATCTCAGGGTGCCGGCACCATCAAAGTGAAAACCGACAATGAAATAGGTGTCATCGGCAAGGTTAATTCCGGTATCGACCGTTGTGGCCGTTCCGTCCTTGGCCGCGACAAACTCGAGATCAGCGGCATCTTCGTCCGCCTTGAAAACGACATAGTCGTTTGTGCCGGTGTACCAGCCCGCTCCTCCGGTGTTGAGTCCAAACCAAAAGCCGGCGAGAACGCCCGTGCTGACTTTGCAACGGATTTCCGCATAGAGCGGATATCCGGCAACCAGCTTAAAGCCTTCTCCCTGGAGCTCAAGCTCGTCCGTGTCGTTATCGGCATCATCGTTTGTGATAACGAGAATCCCGTTTGCACCATCACCAAGAGCCTCTGTGGCATCGCCCGATCCATCCTCGGTTGTAGTGATGTGCCAATCGCCCGCGGCATAAACATCGAAGTCATTCTCATATCTGTGGGAATCGATGATCTCGTAGTTTCGGAACCAATTCCATTTGTCCCTGGCGACGTGAGTAAACTTAAACTCCACGTCTCGAATCATGGCGTCCTTTTGGGGGTCGCTGTGTACCGTTGGAAATTCATACTGTGGCATAGTTTTCCTCCAAGAGATTGATTATATCGACCTTTCGCATTTTGAATGTTCCCTCATGGCCCAGCTGAGATGCAATGTTCCTGAGCTGGTTGATCGAGTACCCTGAGTAGTCGACCTTGGGGTCGGCCTCCAGGATTTCGACTTTTATGTGAGGAAACGATTTGAGCTCCTTTAGTGCCTGGCGATCTTCGATTTCAACAGCCTGATTCCTCGGGATGAAGATGTCGCCGATGCACGTCGGAAAGCTCCTACGATAGCCGAAGTTAGTGACCAAAGCCCGCATCTCAGCACTCGTGCGTGAGGCAAGTTGTCAAGACGATGGCGTTGACATTCTCGATGGCGCAAGCAACGCGCATCGAAAAATAGATGTAAGTCGCCTCGTCTCGGGGAACCCGCTCGGATTCCATCTTGATATCCCGCTGGATTCCGAGGATCAGGTTATTCTTGGGCCCAAAGAAAACGTCGGCCCAAGAGCCTCCGCCTATCAAACCATTCGTTCCGTCCGAGTCAGCGCCGAGATCGGTTGGCATCAATGGTACGTCCATGATTTCAACCTTGCCATAGGCCGGCTGCGCCTCGCCCTTATAGACCGCATCCCCGAGGGCCGTGCCTCTGTTCGACAGCGCCTCGAGATAATCTTGAGTCACAAGATCGCTATTGAGAAACTTCATGTTCTTGAGGCCATTTTTGGTCTTGTACTTTGAGGGCATAGATTTGATCATCTTGTGGTACTTGCACTCGTAGTCATAGGGAGCCGTGGCAGCTCTTTCCATGATTCCGCCAGGATACCGAAAGACGGCATCAGGGTCATCGCTGGCACTCGGGCAATCCGCCCCACTCTGACATTCACAGGCGTTTAGAATGTGAGCTCCGCCGGAGACGTCATTGTAGTAGTCTTGCCCTGACTGCGAGTGTGTGATGATATAGCGCCAGCCATCCACCAGGGAGCGGATGTCATCGCTTGCAAATGAATTGAGACCGTGCGTGTCTCCCATCCAGTACATATCCTCGAGCTCATGAGCGATCTTCTGAGTGATGATCCTCATTACCTTGTCGTTGTACTGGTCCTCGGTCATGATCCCGGTGAGGTCCTCGATGTCATCGTCAAAGATGACCACGGCACCCCTGATCTTGACCGTGCTCAGTTGGATCAAGTTGTGAGCCCATTGCTTTTTGTACTTGGATTCGTTGAAGTGGTTTGCCGGATACAGGAAGTTGCCCTGACCAAATCCGATCGCTCGGATGTTCTTTTGAGGCTTGCCCATTTTCTCGATGCGAGCATAACTTTTCATTACACTCTCATCGACCACATAGTCGATGAATCGATCAGCCTCCTCCTCTGTCAGGGTAACAGCCGGCATGGAGATCAAGGGGAAACCCTTCTTGATCTTCATTTTTTCGAGCAGCTTTTTCGTTGTTTTCATTCTCATTCCTCCTCAGATTGAAGTGAGGGCCATTTGCTTCCATCGTCGCCGTCGTCGTCCCCGTCGCCGTCATTGTCCTGTGCCTCGATCGATTTCCTTAGCCCCTTCTTTTTCTTCAGCTCTTTGATCTCATTTTCAAGCTCAGTGATTTTTTCGTCTCTCTTTTTCTCAGCATCCTCTTGTGCTTTTTTCTCGAGCTCGGCATCGGCCTCGACCTTTTCCTTTTTGAAACGCCGGAGCTCCTCGAGCTCGCTCACGATTTCATCCGGGATATTGTCGTTGTCTTTCTTGATGCCTTTCTCTCTTTCGCCGATCATCCCCTGGATGATAGCAGCGATCTTTTTCAGCTGTTCAATCGTAGCCTTGGAGAGACGAGCCCCAGCCTTTTCGACTGTTTCGAGCTCCTCGACAAAGTCAACTTCTTTTTGTTCGGTGGAGGGGTATCCGTAGGTCGAGCGTTTCGCAAGTGTTTTGATGGCGTTTATCACGTCAGACGGCATATCATCTTTGTACTTGTTCAGCGTATTCAAAGCGCCCGTGATCTCTGTGAGGATTTCCTTTGAGAGACCTTTAGCCTTTGCAATATTTTCCTCTGTCAGCTCCTCGTCATCTGGAACGTAGCCCTTTAGCAATTCGGTAAAGTCCATAGGTTTTCTCCTTTTTTTGATGAAGAATTTTGTTAGATTGGCCGCGGCGTCCACGAGTGACACCTCGTCCACATCAATGTCTTTCAGCTTTCGCGGCATAACATTTTCTCCGTAAAACTGATTTTTGAATCCCCCTATGGTAGGAGCGACTCAAAACCCTAAACAGCATCTCGAGTCTTGAGCGCTTGAGCGCAGCATGGTGAAAGGGCATCGGCCCCAATCCTCAAACTCTTGATCTGCGCTAATCTTTCATATCGCTATAAATCTAAATCTATATCAATACCTTTGTCAAGTAAATTATGCCCGGGCTGTTCCGCCCATGCTAAAGCCATTGAGTTGCCCGCTTTCAACGGCAGCCCAAATTTCAGGGTCGGTGATCCTGATCATCAACCACCAGGCTCCAGACTTTATGATGTCATCTCCCTTGATGATATCTTGCTCCGGGATAAAACTCTCAAGGATCGGGAACGTCACAGACTCTCCCTTGTGCATGACCTTGATCCGCTTAGGGTCCTCAGCATATTTCTCCATAAATTTATACATGGCCCGCTCGATCTCTTTCCTATCCGTGAAGTCGCCCTGAGCATCTTTCTGTGACGGGGCATAAACAATGCCCCCCACGATCTGTTCCTTCTTATTGACCTTGCTGAATTTGAAGTAGGGCTTTTCTGGAGGCTGGCAATCCGAATCAATGAGCTCCTCTTGGCCGCAGATTATACAGCGCGGGTGCCCGTTCGGGTGAGTGTACTTTGCCGGCTTAAACTTGTGCGGATACTTCGCCGTCTTTTGGTTTTCCCGGATTTTCTCAGTTTCAGCATCGCACTCTTTTCGCTGGGCCTCGCTCAATTTTTTTCTCGTCTCTTTGTGCTTGGATTCGTCCAGCACTCCGATCTCTTTGAGCTCCTCGATCAAGTACGCCGTGACCTTCAGGATGCCGGCGGAGTGGGCACGGCCGACTATTTCCCGGGCCGTGTCGACACATTCATCGCTCTCTTTTTTAACGATAGGACCGGCGACCGACACCTTCAGTTTTCCGTCTTTTATTTTCGCAACCACCTCTTTTGCCGACACCTCTAAAGTCGCGCCTACGTCCGCCTCAAGGCTTGTGCTGAAAGCCTTGAAAATCGGCCTCGTCTCACCGTCGGCAGCATAGCCGACCGTGTAGGAAAATTTCCCGCTTTTTAGAGGTCTTTTCTCGAGGACTTTCACATAGAAGTCGACCGCCTCTTTGTCCCCACTTTTCTTGTCTTTGCTCCCGTCGGCAGCATCCTTTTTTGTGGGTGTCTTAGTATGGGCCCCATCAGCGCTGGCCTTGTCGCCGGCTGATTTGGCGGCCGCCTCGCCGTTTTCTTTTATCCATTTTTTCGCCTGAGCCATCGTCCATTTGTCCTTGTCAAACAGGTATGTTTGGATCGCTTTCTCTTTCCCGCAGTACAAAGCCTTGATCCCTTTTTCTTCGGAGATCGTAATGGTTGCCGTCACCTCGCATCCTTCAGATCGTACCGGCACCCGGACTTGCGTGTCTGTCACTTCGGGCTTTTCAATTTTTATCCTGGCCCCCTTTTTTTCCAGATCAATTTTTTTCGTCTCGTCGCGGGTCCTCAGAATCAAATCGAACACCGGAATGAAAGCGGACTGCGGGCCTTCTGGATCATAGGTGATCTTAGCCTCTTTCTCCGTCTCTTTTTCCACCAGCTTTACTACGCGCTTTTCCAGCTCGACGTTTCTGTTATCCGTGACATCCCGGATCACGATGTCGATGCCAGAAGAATCCTTTGGGCCTTTCACAAACGGGCCACATATCGAGACATAATTTTCAGCGACAAGATGATCTCCGAGGCTGGGCACGTCCACCCCCAGCATTGCTTTTTTGAAAACAGCTCGATCGATTGAGGTCTCCTTCAGATAGCTCAATCCGCGAGACTTCATCTCGCCGGCAAGAGCTCGATACTTTTTCATCATGTCTGTCCGCTTGAGCTCCCCGACTTGCTGACTGTTATTGTTGTGAAAGTTTTTTGTCCAGAGCTGGACAAACCTCAATCGCAAATTATAGAGCTCACGATTTGAGACCTCTTTCAGTTTGCTTAGTTTTATTTCCTCTATTCTCATCGTCGCCTCTCTCCTATTCTGTACCGGCATTTAGATCGGACACATTTAAGGACCGTCTTAAATCCTCGTCGCCTCCAGGTGCAGCAAGCCGGGGCTCGATAAAGTCCCGACCCGCACTTCGGGCACTTCTCCTCAGCGACTACATTCTCTGCCCGCATTATTTCACTACATCATCCTCGATCTCAAAGGTCTTTGTTTCGACCCCGTCGATCTTTAGGATGACCTCCCAAATGAGCGTCGCGCTCCACTTGATCTGCAATCCCATTACATAATTCCCAGGATCAGGAGCTCCGCTGCCGGCTGTATCCTCCGGGAGGACCGTGATCATCAAGGTGCCGACCTCCGCTCCATCCTGAGTCATGTCGACCTGGATTCCGCCAAAAGCTGAGTCCGCGCTTTTCTCGATGAAAGGATCAGCGTCATGGGATTCCTTGACCTCAAATTTTATCTCCTCAGCAGAGGACAGGTTTGTGACTGCATTTCCGTCCTTGTCAACGATCGGTATTTCTTGGATCGAGGTGTTCCCTCTCTTTATTTTCCAGCTCATTTCTTTCCTCCCTTTGGAGTGAAAACTATTTTATTTTTTTGTTTGGGCAATGGCTCCGAGTGATCCCCCGTCTCGAAGATTATATGTGGAATCCTATCTGGAAAAGCTCGACACTGAAAGCCGCCGCCCTTCCTGAGACCCCTGAGCCCCAGGTAGTGCTCACACTTAAAGCATATCGGATCGTGAGTTTGCATTACTCTCCGCCCTTTCTTGAGAAATGCTTTATCCATAAATCATATATTTTTTTTGACATTTCTTTTGTTTCTGTTCCGTAGACGGCGTCTGTCACCGCCTCAGCAATGAGCTCGTCGGTGCTCTCAAAGGCATAGCCAGAAGGATAGATTTCTCTCAGTCTTTTCTCAAACTGTTCATGGGTCATCATGCCCATTTCTACCTGTTCCTTCCATTCATCCTCGAGGTCATAGTATGGCCTCATGATCTCGACGAGCTCGTTCCAAAACTCTGTTTTCTTATTTCTTAGTTTCCAGTATTGAGTAGCTCCCGAGCTGTGGACAAACTCATGCAGAGTGACGGAGGGGAGGAGGTGCTTTTCTTTCATCCTTGGATGCCACTTTGTCCTCATGTTCTCAATGAGCTTATCGAGCATCTCGTCAAGATTGTTGTACCAGCCCTCAGCAAAAGTGATCCTGTCGCCGGACGAGGCTGTGCTGGCATAAGCATTTGCATTAGCCGAGCCGACCTCGACTTCCTCGAGGTAGGATTCCATTTGCTTGTAAAGTTTCTGCAATAGCTCTGAGATTTCCTCAGACACATCAGGAAGTATGCCCCTAAATTCTACGCGCTCAAGCCCCAGCTTTTCTTTGAGATCGTCAGCGATTTGTATGTTCGTTCTGCCTCGCTCTGATTTCGGGAGCTCGGCTGCCGTATAAACCAGCACACACTCGCAGTTCGGGTGAAGTGGAGGCGCCTCCATCGGGACTTCTCTCATTTGACTGACGGAATAAACCTTGCCGTTTTTTTCATCACAAGCATCGCAGCACTCAGGATCGGCGATCCACTTGACGGCCTGAATCCCCATGTAGCTATAAGCCCTGAGCATCCCTTGTGTCGCCGATCTTGCCGTCTCTGTCCTGGCGATCATCTCGAGTCTATACTTCCAGGCTTTCTTGATATATGCGGTGCTCCACTTTTCTATCTGATCCTGGCTGTATCCGGCCTGAGCCATCTCAATTCTTGTCCTGTGGTGGAAGTTTGTTTGGCGATCATTGAGATAATTTCCCATATCTTTCCCTGGATACAAAACTCGATTGAGCTCTTTCTTGATTCTCCAGAGGCCCCACTTCTGATCTATGGCATCCTGGATCACCCGACGGACCGCGCCCTTAAAGGTTTCGTGAACAGCTTGGATCAGCTCGGCAGAGTAAAACTTGGCATAGTTTACAGAGTGGACAAGGACCGGATCGATCTGCGGCCCGGGAAAATGTACGTCGTAGTGTTCCCCGGGGATGCGATCGATAAACGGCACGGGATTTTTTGTCCAATCTTTTTTTATCTCCATCTTGGGGAGCATCTCGTAACCGTCGGCAAAACTCTCGGCCATAGGCCGAATAAAAAATTCCTGGCCTTTCTCAAGCACTTCCTTATCATCTGTAAGAGATGCGGCCATCTTGGTTGCCGTTCCCATTCTCAATTTCCCGACTCTTTTCCTTGCGTGACCTCCCAGCCATTGCATAAACTCTCGCTGGGCCTTTGCCATAGCCTCGTGGTTTTTCCTAAGAAGTTTCGCGTAGTCAATTTGGCGGCGCCGAGGTTGATCGATTTTCTCTAGGACTCCGTCCAGGATTTTCCTGATCTCGATCGACGCCGCCATTGTTTTACTTCTTCCTTTTTCCCGGGAACATGGGCTTTACTTCCGGCCTGACAAGCCTCCTTTGTTCCGGCTGCTTTCCCATCTCCTCTTTTTGCTGCCTCATTTTCGCCATCTCTGCATCCGAGCACTCCCGGATGTGAGAGATGTTTACATCCCTGTCAACTGTAACGAGAGTGTGGAGTCCCTCCGGGCTTTGCGTCAGGATGCAATTCCCCAGGATTTTTTGGTACTCCTTCAATTTTTTGTTGTCCACACCGCCCTTGATCGCTAGTGTGATCGGGGGCTCCTTCAGAAATACAAGGCTTTGTGGCACAGCTCACCTCCATATAAATTTATTCTCGAGGAATCATTCCCTCGATTAGTTTCCTTTGCTCCTCGTCTTTTATGTCGAGTGTTCTCACGACCTCAGCGATCGATGCCTCGAGCGTGTCTCGCATCTTGCGGACTGTCTCCTCTCCGACCGGCACATAATTCGATTGGACATAGTGCTGGTCTCCGCCATCGTAAGGCTTTTTCCCGAGCTCGACTCGAGCCTCGTTTGGAGTCATCGCTCCGATCGATACCAGGATGTGAAAACGCTTGACCATCGCATCGTAGTCCCGGATATCCAGCTCGCCCCATTCAAACTCAAATCCCTCTCCCGCGAGACCTTGCTCGATGACCTTCTTTGTGATCATCCTGGCGGTCTGGCGCTTGAGAGGCTGGATGATCGAGGCGGCATAAATTCTTGTCATCTCCACGGCCGTCGATCCGCCCAGCGATCCCAGCTCTGCGATCCCGATCCTATATGGCGGCATCTTGTAGCAGACCAGGACCTCGTCTCTCAGGATTTTCAGATAAACCTTAAAGCCGGCCTCGTCGATAGCCTCCTGGATTTTCTTCCAATCCACCTTGCCCTCTGGAGGAGGCTTGAGGACCAGCGTCTTGTGAGCGTTTGATGATCCCTTTATTTCTGTGTCCAGAAAATTTGTGATCTTGCGGGCCGAGCCCTCTTTCCATCTCCCCTCGAGGACAAGCAAGGATGCCGGCACCCCGTAGTTTTCAAAGAACGCCAGGTTGTAGTCCCTGATCCCTATGAGACCTTGGACTCCTCCCACCGCCGGCAGTATAGGCGGCGCTCCGTAATAGTCAGATGCCTGATAGTATCGCCGGCCATAGATCAGCTCGTGCGCCGTGTTCGACTTTACCTCCCCGCCTGTCTTTGAGCTCAGGGGCATATCTGATCCGTAATCCCGAAACCACATTTTTTTTGTTCCCCTGATCTGGCAATATTTTTCCTTGGATTCGTGAACCCATATCGTGTGAGCGGGGACTTGCCAAAGGCCGTTTACAGTGTCACCCTCTTTTGAGACCTCGATCCCGTACCAGCCGACTGTCCCGATGTCAATGATCACTTTCTCGATTATATCGGCGATGTCCTCGTCTGTATCGTTCGGGTCCTTCAGGAAGTTTACGATCTCGGACTTCTTTTTTTTGTCCTGATCTGATTCGGACTCCTCTGATGCCTTGACTGTCCAGCCCTGGCCCACAACGTCGACTGCGATCTGCCGAACACAGGCATCAAAAAAACTGCAATTCTCCTGGAGGAGCATGAGGCTTGATACTGCGAAAGGATGCGGGATCAGGCCGTGAGCTTTCAAATACTTTTCCTCTTTCAGCTGTGCGGACCGGCGCGGATCGCTCGCCTTCAAGATTCCACGTTTTTTTTGTATGTGAAAAACTTCGCCTAATTCTTCCTCCGGTTTTTCTTTAGTCGATAAAGACTTCTCCGATGTCATCGTCGTCCTCCTCGTCCCTGTGGACTTTATTTTCCTCGAGCTGGAATTGCCGCCGCCTTTCGCGGCCCGCTGATTTCTCGGCCATGCCAGCATGATAAACTTCGCCCTCCCAATCGTCAACGCCAACTTGAGCTGCGGCATAAATGCAAGCCTCGAGCCGGTCGGGGCTCGGCTGGTTTCGACGCTGGAGCTCTTTCTTGGACTCGACTGCTATCATCCCGTTCGACAGGATTCGATACCTGGCCGAGGTCATTTGGCTGCGGAGCTTTACGTCTGCCGGGATGTCGGCATAAGGCAGCATATCCTTGAGGTTAAAGTACAGCTCCGTCTTTTTATTTTTATATGTGTCCTTGTGCTTTTTGCTGGGCCTTTCCGATCCCTTGATCGCATAGGCGTTAAAGCCCAGCTCTTTGAGCCGGTAAAAAACCCCGGAGCCCGGACCGATCGCGTCTACTTTCACCGGGACTCTCTTGTCATAATTTACGAGCTGGATGTATTCGCCGACCGCCTCCATCGGGTCCTTGTGAATCCAGGACTTTGCGAGCTCAAACTTAAAACCTTTTTTCCTGGCGATCACCGTCTCGTCCCCGCCAAACTCAGCGACATCGATCCCGTAGGACACCTCCTCGGACGGCCCGGGGATCAGCTTGCGCTCCATCGCCTGAAAAACCATCGGCGTCGGATATATATTTGAGACCTCCGCCAGGTGATCCCAATTCCCTCTCAGCCAGGGCTCGATCAAATCCTCCGGCAGATTTGCCATCAGATTCGGGACATAGTCCTCGGATAAATAGGGATTGTCCTCCGGTAAAGCCGGCACAAAATAATGATCCGGGAGAGCCTGGTCGATAAACCTTTGCTTAACCCAGCCCGGGTGCGGGTTTGCAGTAAGCAGCCCCTTGTATTTTATGCCAGGAACGCGGAGCCTGAGCCTGGTCATCAGCATGAAGAAAAAACTCTCGCTCGTCTCCTCGGCCTGGTCGATCCCGAACCATCCCAGCTCCATCGACTTCAGCCGGTCGATCGCCTTCTTGTCATCGCCCAGCCCGCCATAATGGAGGACGGATTTGTTCCTGAATTTTATATAATTTTCTGTCTTGTGATGCTGGGCAATGAGCTCGATCGGCAGATGCTCCATGAGGGTGACAAGCGTCGTCTTTCTCAGCCAGCTCAATTCGTGCCGGCACAAAAATCCGACGTTCCCCGGGAACCGCATCGAGAGCTCGACGGCATAAGCACAAAGCCAGGTCGACTTGCCGCCGCCCATCGCTCCGCCATAAAGGATAAACTGTTCGGGCCGCTCGAAAGCCTCGCCTTGTCTCTGTGTCGGTATTATGCTCTCGGTCTCGATAGCATCAACCGGCAGCTCGTCGTGAGGAAATTCGCTCAAGTTTTTTTCTTCTCCTTTTTCAAAAAGAACGCCAGGATCACAGTCAGGATCGGGATCGCCTCTTTGAAAATTTTAACCCACTCGCCGGCCTCCTCCCGGAACCTGTAATAGGAATCAGCACCGCCCTCTACTTTGCCGGCCTCTACGAGCTCTGTTTTTGAAATGAGCTCAGGTTTCTGAGGGCTGACCACCGGCCAAACTATCATCCGAAACGTGAGCCCTAGCGCCAGGATGATCAGGCACCAGGAGCAAGCTGTTCTCATGTTCATCGTGAGAGTCATCTTCTCAGCTCCCCGAGGATCATCACGGCCTCATGAAAATCCTCCACCTCATACGGGTGTATCCTGAATTTATTCCCACACACATCAAACATCTGCGGCTTTTCTGCCTGGGAGATAAGATAGAGCTCGTCCTCAGAGATCGTCGCTGTGATTTGTTCCCAGGAGCCGCCCTTTACTTCCCGGTCTCCGCCCCAGCGCACACGCTGGATATCTCTCCAGGCGCCAGCTGCAAAAATCCGAACCTCCGGGCACATACGCATCTTCTTCGACATCGAAATAAATCCGATCTCAATTTGAACCTCACGCGATCCCTCAACCTCCCACCACATCTTTATCGTCAGCCTGGGCTGGGACCAGGGATTCAAATCAATAGGCTGCGCCGGGTGAGTGTTCACTATAAACCGGCCATCAGCCTCGTGAACGATCAGGCCGCGGCGACCTCCCTCAAACATAAAAGCGGCAGCACTCGCGCCACAAATTAAAATCAGACCGACCGCCAAAACCTTCCTCATTTTCCCCACCTCCTCGCCACTTCCTCCCCCCGCTCAAACACGGCAACTATCAAGGCCAGCGGCACAAGAATAAAAAACATGAGAACGCCCGTCAACATGACGGCCGCAAAACAAAACAAATCCGTAGCCATCGTGATGAACAGCCGAGGAAACATTCCCATCACTTTCTTCTTCTCCTCGGTATCCTGAGCCTGGGCTGGACCCTGTCCTTTTTCTTGATCAACCGCAGCTCCCTCATAACCTCAGTCGGCGTCAGGATCACATCCTCACCCTTTTCAAATTCCATCTCGTCACGACGCTCCACCTCCATCTCGATCTCAAGAGCCGAGTCCATCTCTCCCCCCTGTCGAAGAAATTTTTCCAGGCGCCCCCGACGTCTCTCGATCTTCCTCTCCCTCCTTCTCCCCCCGATCCGTAAGAGCCCGAAAAGCCTGAGCCATATCCGACAGCGCCAATAACACTTTACGAACCTCGAATGTCGGCCCACAAATTTCAGCCACAAATTTTGCGCTCTCCTCTCCCCCCTCCGACCTCGTGATTATAGATGTATCAATCTTCATCCTTTTTCATCCTTTCTGATATATTTTGTTATACATAAGTCCCTTTTGTTTTTGTGTAGTCATTCATGACCGACGCGACCCCTACCCCTGTAAGGGGCCATATGGGCCCCCGGTATGCCCCGGCCCTTGTTCAATGATTCTCTCCCTTGCTCCCTGGTCTCTCGCCTCTCGCTGGCGGTAAAGATTCAGCGAGGGATAAGAGATCATCCTCCACAGCTGCCAGCCCACTCCTCCAGCCGCCGGCAAGATAGCGGGCCATCCCGGTCAATACTCCCCGGGCAGAGCGCAGCATACCCCCTGGCAAAAAGTTTACATAATAATAGTTATGCGACACAGATTTTGTAACCTGTTTGTTTCCAATCATTTACAACCCACTACTCCTTGTATATGCCGCAAAAACCACTATATATAGACATTATGCTCCCTCCTCCGCCTTGCTCCTCTCTTTCTTTTCCTTTGGTATATGACTCTTATAAACGACAGTCATCTCTCCAGTTTGATGAACGTCCTGTCGATCCTTAAACCCTAGATAGTTTTTCAGTAGGAAGATCAGCATGATCACATTCCGATCCCGGAGGCCGGCCGTGAGCGCGGCGTTAAGGATGTTTCGATTTCTCTCTGCTACGCCCTTTTCTAAAGCCCGCTGTAAGGGCCGCCTGGCGTTCTTCCACTCTGTAAACGTCCGATCGCTGACCCCTATAATGGCTGCGATATCCTTCTCAAACATACCGATTTTGGTTAGATAGAACGCGACTCGTGCGAAACCTGGTCTCCATTTGCTCAGGTGATGGCGTCTTGATGCACGTTTTGGAGGGGCTCCGAAGAAGGGCTTGAGGGTTTCCTCCATATCTTTGAGCTCTGCGACTGAGATAGGTTCTACTTTGGGCTGTTCGTTGCTCTTGCCTCGGCCTTTGGCCTCGGCTTTCTCCTCTTTGATGATCTCTGCCTCTAGGTATTTGTCAGTTTGTTTTGAGGCGTTCTCTGCGAGTTTTTGGATTTCCTTTGCGCCGGTCATTACGACTCTACCTTTAGCTTTGTTATATTTACTCATAGCTTAAAAAACCTGGGAAAAAAAGAGTTAAGAACACCCCCCCCCTTCATAAGAGGGTATCCCCTAGTCTTTCTCACCGCACTCCTCCCTGTACTGTTTAATACACCGTTCGACTTTACGGCAGCTGCACGTTATTCTTCCTAAGATGAATCCACCGATGGCGCCCAGGAAAATTATGCCGGCCAGCACCAGCAGCGAGACAACGATGTCCGTGTTCATTTCTTTAGCTCCTCCACCTCCACTTTTTCAACTAGGGTGTAGGGGTCGTATTGCCAATCGTAATAATAAATCCTTGCATTAATTACTATTGGCTTAATCAATGCTGTATCCAACTTACCTTGCTCATTCTCTGTGCAATCACTTACCATCATCCCACCTATTCATCCTGGCCTCCAGTTGTCGTTCGAGAACTGCATCTCCCCCTGGCTGGCGCTTTCATCTGAGGACCTCCTCAACCATTATCTTCCAGGCCCGCCTTGCCCGGCGCAAGCTGTCCAGCTCCCAATAGCTCGGCTTGATCTCAATCGTCTCTGGCTCCCCGATCAGCCGGCGCAAAGTCACCCTTACTCCGGGGTTCTCGATCTCTGTCACACGGTAGAGCCCCATGCCCAGGCCGTGTGCATCGTTGATCCAAATCAACGTCCCGATCTTGTAGTCCTCCCTAAAATCTGTGCTCATGTTTTACTCCTCTGAATAGCAGCGACCGAGACGGCCCTCAAAGACCATCTTCACCTCTAAGGTCCCGCTTATTCCGTGATCTTCCTCTAATATTGCAGAGGCGGCGCCCGAGTCCAGGGACGCCTCGAAAGAGATAGCGGTCTCGAGCTGGGCCTCGAGGCAGCCGCCTTCCTCAGTTGCCATCAGACAATCCCCTCCGCTCATACTCGTCCACCAGGTTAAAGACGCCTTCGGCCTCCCGCTCCAGGATCGCTCCCCTGGTCCGCAGCTCCTCAGCCAACAGCTTGTGGAAGGTCCTGATCATCTCCTTTGTCGGCAACAGAGTGCAAAGACAATTCGGATGCTCCGGCGGCCGGAGAGACCACCGAAACCGCAGCTTTGTTTCAGACATTTTCACACCTCTCTGTATGGCCCGTTATATTGAGCCGTTCCTCAAGATATCCTATCATGCAGCGCAGCGAATAGTAAATCAGGATGTAAGTCGGCGGGCTGATCCGTCCCCAGGTCCCAAGCTCGATCCCCTCCATATTGACCCTTCCTCGAGTCGCCAAGCTCAAAGCGTTCATGCCTTGACCACCTTATACTCGTTGCAGTTTCCGTTCCCGTCGTATGAGGCCGTCAGGCTGTATTCTGCAATATGATTTTGATCTAAATTGCAATCGGCCGCTGAGGCGAATATTCGGATCGTGGCAGCGGTCAAATGATAGCGGCCGCCGATCGTCGTGTATGTCTGATCCTTTATCAGGTGATTCTCGTGGACCAGGCCCAGGATTCGGTCAATTCCCAGCGCCAAGGTTTGCAGCTGGCCTCCTGTGGCCGTAACCTTCGATCCGTCAATTCCCAGCGCGTCCCGGAGCTGTGCTCGCTCCGCTGCGCTCCAATCCTCGCCGACGCCGGCTGCGGTCACGATGGCCGCCGATGTGTCGAGCTCTACGATCGCAAAAACATTTGCCGAGTATTCGATCGGCATATAGCCGGACTGATAGCTGGGCACAAAGTTTCCGTCTTTGACAGAGCAAAATGTAGGCGTTCCTTTGGCGGCGAATTTGATCCTCCAATCATTTAAGAGCTCTAAGGTGATCCCGACTTGTTTCCCCCCTCCGAGATTTTGCTTTCCGCTGGCCTCCGCAATTTGAGCGTCATCCATCCCGTTCCAGTTATCCTCAAATTCACGGCAAGCGTTTAGGATTTCCTGGCAAGTAACCTCAACCTCTGGATCGATCGTGATGATCCTGTTTACATCGTCAAAAGTAAATCCCATTGAGCCGTCTCCCTGGCAGCAAAGCGCGGCAGATTAGGATGTCCGCCGCGCCTTTGCTTGCTCTTTCTCGCGTAATTTGAGCTCTCGCTCCAGGTCGGCCTCGAGCAAAGCTATCGTGTTTTTTTGGTCCTCGATATACCGCTCATACAGCTTTATGTTTTCCTCACACTTTTTCAGAGCCCTCCTCAAAGCGTCTGGATCATATCGAATTTCTCGATCGCTCATTATACATAAATCTCGTCTGCTCGCCTGATCGTGTTCGTCGAATAACCCGTCGAGTCAAATGTTCCGGTCGTCTCAAAAGGTACGATCACTCCAGCATTTCTCACCCGGACAATGAGGTTCCGATCTGTCAGATAAATGACTTCCTGAGATATCGAAGTCCCCGTGGCCGCATCGTCGATCCAGCCATAATAAACGGTGTCGTCGGTGTCGTATGCCTCAGATGTGGTCCCGCTCAGAGTAAAGCGATCCCCTGACCAGCTCGTGTACTCGTACCGCTCCTCTCCCAGGATGTCGCCGCTCGCGTTCCGCCTGACCACTCGCACATAGCCGGACGCCGGAGTGTCGACCGGTATCGTTGTATCAATATCCACATAGGCTGCACCTGATCCCTGGACCGCTTTGATCCCAAACATCGACTTGTCGACATTGCCCGATCCGTCATCCTTGAAAACCCCGACCGAGTCGCCTGAGACCGTGTTCCCGATCACAAAGGACTGCTTGTTCGGAGGATCATGCGGATTGCCGTCTGAGTCTGTCAGCTTGTAGTTTTTGACATCCGAGCTGTGCATATCTTCGATCCACACTCCCTGAGCTCCGAAGAAAACTCCCCCGGCGAAAGTGCCGAAAGCTGCGGCTTTCTGGAGCGCGTATGCAGCATAAGCCCGCCGATATATTCGGCCTTCCATAGCCCCAAGCCAGGAGCACCCCAAAGGCGTCCCCGCTCCGGTCCCGGAATCCACCGAGATCGAATTGACCGTATCAAACCAATCCCCGGTCGGATCGTCAACCAAGATTTCCCACTGTCGAGTCGTGTTATTGTAGGACAATAGTGTTCCCGTATCGCCGGTCGTGGCCTGAGTAACGCCCTTTCCGACATCCGACTCAACTGCGCTTGTATATCCGCCAGATTGAAACTCTACCCAGCGCACCCGAGATTGAAAGCTGTAATAGGTCATCGAGTCTTGATCTTCCCGGACCCCCATTTTCAGGTACTCGTAGACATCATTCACATAGCGGCCAGCACAGTAAATCATCACATCATAGGGATAGGCGCTTTGCTGTTCCATCGCCTGATCGAAAGTGTGTACGACCACGACTCCGTTCGTCTCGTCGACCACAACCTCTCCCGGTGAGGCATCAGCTTTTATAATCTCGTTATCCTGGAAAACCCCCTCTATATTTCCGAGCGTCAGGGTCCCAGCTGCGTCTCCGCCGCCCCAGGTTCCGCTGGTCACGTCGACATCGATCACATAAGCGGTCGCTCCGTTTGTCTGGCCAGTGATCGTGTCGCCGGCATAAATTTCCTCGTCTCCCTGGTCAAAGCCCATCGTGCCGTTTACAAAAACGATCTCGATGTCATCCATCGCCGCGACTCCGCGGGTCCCAGCTCCGTCGGCCTCCCCTCTCTTTGAGGCTGTAACATAGAGGTCCTCGCCGTCCTGAAAGTCGATATAATTCGACATCTCGATCCCGAGCTTTCCGGTTAAGCCGTCGTCCTGGAGACACTTGATCGTGCCGGCTGCGCCGGTCGTGTTTCCGCTTACAACGTCGGTCACGGCAAAGCCGCCGCCAGTTTCCCCGTCATACTCGAGGTAATAGTCACAAAGCGTTCCGTTTGCCTCCCCGCGCTTGGTCCCGGTGACTTCAAGGTCCTCGTTGTCCTGAAATGTGCCCTTCACATTTCCGAGCCCTAGACAGCCCTCGTTTGTCCAATCATCCAGATAAACGATTTCGGCCTCAGCCTCGCTCGTCCCTCCGATCACCACGTCACCCTCGGCGAATCCGCCGCCGGTTTCAGCGTCATAAAATAGATACTGTTCCGGGGTCGTGTTATTGATGTCGGCAGATGTAGCCAGCGGCACCGGGTTTCGCCCTCCAGCTGTCAGATCGATCTCAAAGTGATCGTTCAAATCTGAATACTGGCGGTTGAAAATAAAAATGTCCCCGTCATCGATCTCGACATCGCACTCTTTTGTTTTCACCAGGATGTCAAAATGCCCGTCTGTCCTTGCCCACCATTCGTTTGAGTTTCTGGCGTTGCTGATAACATCTAGCAGCTGGAGAACATAAAGCAGCCCATAAGGGCTCGACTCGATCGTTCCCAGCGAGTAAATGTTCGGCCACAAGTCATCCCCGGTTTCCGAGGCTTTCGCCAGGATTCCGGTCCCCGTTCCCGCGCCGTCGTCAAGATCGATGGCCGTAGAGTCGTTCGCAAAAGTGTCGCCTGTGGCGTCGACCCTGATCCACCATTTTTTCTGAGTGTTATCATAGTCGAGCAACGTCCCGGTGTCAGTTGGCGTTCCGCCGGAATAGCCCACCTCGCGGCCGATGTCTCCGGCAACAGCGTTCGTGTAGGTATCGCCAAAAGTGAGCATCCTGATCCCATCGTTGTATGTGGCAGCATCCCAGCCAACAGTTTTTATGGCGCCAGTTTCCAGGTACTTGAACGCCTCTTGCTCGATGTACCAGCGGTTTTGCAGCTCGTACTCAAACTGAGTTTTGGCCTCCATCGGAATAGGATCGTCCATTTGGGCCAAGGCATCAAATGTGTCCATCAGCCAGGAATAAAAAGCCTGGACCGTGTAGGTGTTATTGTTTGCCGAGTGGTGGACCCTCTTGTTCGGATAGTCAACTGTAAAATCATCGCCTATTGCCATTATTTACCTCCCATCTCTTTTTCGAGGCTCTTGATCTGTCCCCGTATGATCTTGATCCTCCGGTCGCAGTCCTCGGCCCCCTTGCTATCGCCAGCTTTTTTGTAGCCCTTCTTGAGCTCCGTATAAGTGGCGATGTGTTCTTTTCTCGTGTCGATCGCTCTCTTAATTCCCATTTTCCTCCTCCCTAAGTAGCCACTTCATCCTCGTCGAGCAAAACAGTTGTCGTGAATCCATCAGACGTAATTTGCCCGGAGCTTGAGATGGCCTTATACCTTGTGTCTCCCGGTGAGCTCTTTCTCACCCTAAAATATACATCAGTGGCCGATCCAGGATAGTTGAATGTATCCTGAGCCATTCCGTTCGTATCAGTAAGCTCCAGCAAAAGCTCTGAATCATCGCTCGTCTTGTAAACCGCAACCGAGGCTCCCTGGACCGCATTGAGGTCCCGATCCTTCACATAGATCGTGATATAGACAGTGTTTACAATCGAGGTCGAGCTGCCGCTTGAATTGTCGATCTTCAGCTCTGAGGGATTCGAGTCTGTCGCGTTTACCGTCACTGATCCGCCGGAGCTGTTATAAATATCGTAGGTGTTCCCGGTAAACTGCATATTGTCAAAGTCCAGCGATCCGGTCGTCGTGATCTCCACGGCCCGCGGGCAATTTATAAAGTTGCAGTAAGTGGCGTTCACGGTGGTCGAGTCCAGGATCATCGCCACGTTGTCAGCATTTATAAAATTGCAGTAAGTGACCGCGCCCGTCCCGACGTCCACCTCGCCGCACTCTTGGAAGGCGCAATCTAAAACCTCATAATTCGCATTATAGTCCGGGAAAAAGATGTCGCCGGCATCCAGAAAGTTGCAGCCATATATTCCGATGTAGTGCATATCGGAATCCGTGATCGTGACCGTGTACTTTATCGATCCTTCAGACTTAAAGATGCAGCCGGAGATACCTCGCCCCCCGCTTTTTGATCCAAGGTAAAAATCCTGAGTCGCTCCGGTCGAGTTTGCAACCACCGCAATGTCATACAAAGCGGAATCGACAGGCCGGTCCTCAAAAACTACGATCTCATTCGAGTCCTCAAAATCCAAGATGTTTGTGCTGGCGTTATCCCCAAACCTAAGCAAGCCGTTGAGATAAAAAACTCCTCCGATCTTTCGGATCACCCCCCAGCCGTTTGTAGTGTTTTCATCGGCCGAGAGGACGTCGTCAAGATCAAAAGGGCTGCCAGAGTCATCGCCGTATGCCCGGAGCCCGTCGCAGCAATGGACCATGTCGATCCAGGTGTTCTCGGAATTTTTGGCTGTCCCCGTGTGGTTCATCCTGACGCCGATCGTGGTAACGGCCGTCAGCGTCGGCGCCGTCCCGGAAGTTGGCGTCCTGTCACAGTCCAGCACGAGGTTCCACCATCCTCCAGGATAGGTGTCGCCACCGCCGACAGTATAGTAGGCCGTGTTGGTTCCATCTCCGAGGATAATCTGCAAGCCGTTGCTGGCCTCAGAGTTAAGCTCCTTGATCGTAACGGTCATAAACCAAAGTCGGAGATGTTTTCCCGACAGGTTCCAAGAGCCCGAGATCGTGACATCATTTGCACCCGCACCCCTAACTGTAAATCCTACGCATTGCGATCCTTCCTTGTAAAAGTCTGTGGTATCAGCGGGGCTTTCGCCTGTCCAATCTCCTGAGTTTTCACAGGTGTTTATCGACAGGACGTTCCCATAGGCCGCGACGGTTATTGCCATTTATCCAATCCTCGCATCCCTGATATTCAACAGCCTCTCCCTCTCGTTAAACCACTCTAAAGAGTCATCAAAAATAAGCGAGTGGTTCTTGTGCTGCATTACCCAGCGCAAACAGGCTGCCGAGTCCAGCTCACTCATCTCCTTGTACTCCCGGCATTGCAAGCATATTAGGTACATTATAGATCGGCCCCCATTTTTACTTCTCGATAGCCCTCCCAAGCATCCAGGAAATAAAACCCACATTTAGGGTTTAGGATCGGAGGTGCTTGCGGAAAATTCAAGCATTTTGCCGGCCGCTCTTTCTTTCCGAAAATAAAGCAAGTTGCGATCGTGGCATCTTCGTTAAACCGCAGCCACTCGCAATCCTCGTTCAAGCAGCACCAGCCGCAGCGGAGGCACTTGCCCTTTCGGATGTACCGGCGGCTCCGGTGTAAGGGCCTTCCCTTTGTCCTGTTTCGCCCCGGGATAACCCTCACTCGCCCCCCGCTATTTTTAAGATCGCCTTTCGGTTCTCCCTAATCTCCTCGTCGTGCCGGGCACAGGTCCGACCAAAGTTTTTGAGGTCCGTATCGACTGCGCCCAGCTTGACCTTCACGCTCCCCATATCTCTTTTTATCTCCCTGACGTCGCCCTTTATCTCGCCGACGTCGCCGTTTTTCGTTTTCCAATCCTTGTGTTTCCTCCACTCCCTGATCCATATCCCGATATTCGAGACGACCAGCGCAGCGAGCCCTATTATGGTTGTTGGTTCAGTTGTAGCCAATAAAAGCCTCCACTTTTTTTCAGAATTTCAATGAGCTCATGGAGTTTTTTCACCTCGAGCTGGAGCATATTATTTTCACCCTTCAGCCTGGCTATCTCAAGGATCGTGGCCGGCGTCACCTCGAAGTTTCCGTTTTCCAACTTCTGTACGACCCGGGCCTCTCCGACTAATACAATCTCAGTTTTTGTCGTGCAGCTATTCCCCAAAAATAAGAGCGTTGATAGCATCAACGTCCCCATCCACAACGGCCTTCTTGATCTTCTCCATCTTTTCAGCATTTTCTTCCTCCTGTTTTCGGATTGCCTTTTTGACCCGCTCGAGGTCCGATGGATTCAGCGCCTTGATCAGCTCAAGGACAATTTTGAGTCCTGTGCCTATGGCCTCGTCGTATGGCATGGTTAAATCTCCTTGAAAGGATCGATGACCTTATAGTTTTCACCCCGGTAATCGACCGGCCGCATCTTTACAAAGGCATTGTATTTGATGGCAGCTGCAACGTCTGTGACCTTGCTGCCGCCGCCGGATGCGCCGACGGTGTGATAATCGTCGATCATCATTTCGACATGGATCGCCCGGCCAGCCTTAAACCAAAAAACCAGGCAGCCGCGCTTTCCCTTTTCGAGTTTGTTTAGCTTGAATTTTAGATATAAATCATGAGCGGTCGAGTCATACTTGTGCGGCAAAATGCCGACAGCGGTCAAAACCTCAATGACCAAACCGCTGCAATCAAATCCTTGAATGGGATCATCGCCTCCCCAATAATAAGCGATGCCTTGAGTGAGAAGTCTCTCGAGATACCAAATGGCCCGGTCACGGATATATTCAGATAGTACGGAAGGATCGGGCAAGCTGGCCTCCGCTTATTACTTATAATAAGGCCAGAGCTACTTTGTCAAGTAAAAAAAAAAGGGCCGGCGGCCGCCGGCCCTAAAGGCCATGCCCTATCGGAGGGTTAAATCTTTTTTGTAAAGGCTAGGTACTCCGGGAATATTTTCTTTGCAAGCTCGAGGATGTAGTTGCCGTGCTGTTCGAGAAAAGCATCAGTCTCCGCCTTGTCCCGGAGCTTTCTGATGTCCTTTTCTTCGACGATAAAACTTGCGATCACCGCAAAGGCCATGATGTCATTCGCCATCTGGCCCGCCAGCCCCATCGGCTTTGCCATGCCCATTGTTTCGCGGTAGGTTTTCCTGAGCGTTTCCCGGAGCTCGTCATTCGACATGAGCTCTGAGACCTTCTCGTAGTTTATGCCGATCACGCTGCGGCCTCGTCTTGTTTCGTTTGCTGCGCTGTTTTCGGCCTCCGTAAGTAGCAGATAAAAGTGGAATTTGGAGCGTTGAGGACCTTGCAATACCTGGCGCAATCCCGGCACACTTTCTGGATACCCCGCAGCTCTCGCTCCTCTTTCTTGAGGTCCCGGACGTGCTTGCCGTGATACTTTCTGTAATGAGTTTTTTTCTTCATTTTTTATTCTCAATCTCAGTCGTGCAGATTCCAGATTTGAGCACACACTTTTTCCACTTCCTCGTTGCAAATAGATCGTTGAGAAATTCCGGCAGCCGGTCTCCAATCTCAGCAAACCATCCAGGTAAGACTTCTGTGACCTCGATCGTGATCCTGACCTTTTCGTTTACCTCCATCTTCAGCTCCTCAACTTCGCCAGCTGTTCTTGGAGCGGGACCCGGAGGCTGCTCAACAGCCAGTAGGCAGAATTGTTACAAATCCCCAGCTTGCGAGCAACGTCATCGACCGACAAAAGGTCCAGCTTTTCCAGGCTTTCCCAATAGGTCTCGGCCCTGTTTTCCCTGAGCCATTTTTGTGATCTTCCGATCTTTTTCATCTTTCACCTCCCTGTATAACATATTATATCATATTACAGGGGTAAAAAAAACCCCCTATAAAAATAAAATCTTATTTTTATAGGGGGACCCGACTCACTTTGTCAGCTGCTTTTCCGTGTCAATGAGCTGGGTTTTTAGAGACTTAATTTTTTGATGCTTGCCGCTTGTCACATATCTGTGAACATCGATGTCCAGCTTAACCGATGATAACATTTTGCCGGTCAAGTTTGCCACGGCGTTTGCGCGAGCCGGATTGCTATTGCCTGTCCTTAGCTCGTTGATCTCGTCGGTCAAAACTCTCCGAACATCTTCGGTGTTCTGAATGTCAATACGCTCAAGCCTCTGCGCCTCTTTCGCCATCTTTGATCTCCTTTCGTAGATTTTTTTGCAATATCTTCATCTCGAGGATCGGCCAAAAGTTTAGCCTCTCGACCTCCTCGAAGTTTAACTTAAAATAGTGCGCGGCAGCCGCGTAATCCGGCGACGGCCACCTCCTTTTCGCCCGGCTCTTTGAACACGATCCACAGCGAACCTCTTTGTCCTTATATTTTTTTAGGTCAACCTTTTTAACGTCAAAAACTTTCTCGCAATCAACACACTGGAGCTCGGTCCAATACTTATTGAAAAAGTATTGATGTCGGCATGATCCCGGCATCGCATCGATATATCGGGTCGACTTAAAAACAAGCTGACTCGCGCCGGTCAACCAGCTCCAGCATTTTGAGTCATCACAAAAATGATATTTCCTCGTTGCATATATCTTGACTCTCTCACACTTCCGCTCCAGCCAAAAGTTTTTCCCACAAAATTTACAGACAAAAGGAAACTTGTTGTGCCAGAAAGGGCTCAATAAATATTTGAGCACATCCTCTTTTTTGAATCGGACCATGTCCAACCTCGATGATAGCTGGAGCACCGGCATCCCCTTGAAATATATCATCGTCCATAAGGATCGGCGGTCGGTCCCTAAAAATTCCAAGACTTCCTTTTCTGTCACCAGCGGCGATATATCAAGACGAAAATCAATCATTTTTTTGTTTGCCCTCCCTTTCCCGCCAGCTTATCAGAGCCCGCGGGATGCTATATCCCGCGGGGTAACTCTTGTGAAAGCGCTGTGCTCCCGTAAAAGTATCACTGGCCCTTTCCTTTTTCGCCAAATCCAAATCAGCGGTGTTTTGCAATGAGCTCTTTGAGCCCTTTCCACCACCCGTTTGCAATGCCCCAAACGACAGCGGTATAAAGGATCGCCTTTCCCAAGGCCATCTGTCCCGTAGTCGTCAAGGTGAAGATAGTGCCGGCTGCCGATACCACAAGCGAAATTCCATATCCCGCTATCTTCTTTGCGATATCAGACTGCCAGGTCGGCACCTTCAGAACATTCTTGATGATCTGTGTCAGGCCCAGGACCCCGACCCCAAAGGCTGCCAGGATCGCGGCGACGAGCTCAGTATCGACATCAACAGGGACATCGTCCTGAGCCAGCAAGGCCATCGGCGCCAAGAGCATCAGCACAAAAACCACACCCAAAAACTTCTTCATGTCATCCTCCCTGATTTGATTTTTCGTCAGCCAAAATCTTCCGAGCGATCCTCGACCGAGCCAGGACGTCATCCTGTCTTTGGGCCAGACAAACTCCGCCTTTCCCCTTTTCCCTCGTGTTATGGATCGTCAGCTCCTCCGACTCGGTCCTGATCACGATCTTCATCGATCTGATCAGGCCACGCAGCCACTTCGGCCGGACGAATACATTTACAGCCTCGAGCGGATCGACTAAGTAAACCCGCACAGGCTGATTGTTGATTAGTCGTGAGCCATTTTCCACTTGCGCCTCCTCAAGATATTTTTCCCTCATGTTCCACCGCTCCGAGAACGACCAGGGCTGGCTCGCCCTCCGCACTTCCCGGATTAGACTCCTCATAGAACATGAGAGACCTATTAAACAAGCGATCCCCAGGATCGCGCTACTCCAGCTCATAATACCGGTCGATAGTGTGTGTTCTTGGTCACGGCATCCCCAAGCCAAAACGGTAAAAATATCAGCATAATTAATCCAAGCGCAAGCATCGCCAGGATACAAAGCAGCCAAACCGCCGGCATCAAAAAGCCCCACTCGACAATTTTCCAAATATTAATCTTTTTTAATAATCCCATCGCACCCCCTCCTCGGCATAGAATTTTCCCCGGATGATCTTTCCAACATTCACAGCCTCATACCTTTCGCCGATCCCCACGACTTGCTTTATGTTTATGTTCCCGCCTTTCCTTTTTAGCCATATCTGAGTATGGACCGGATCGATATTAGACACGGCCGCCACAGGAAAGAGCGGCGCCTCGCTCACTTGCCTGATCTTTTTGACCACGTTTGTATCCAGCGTCGCCTGAATCCACACTTCCTTAAATCCGATGATCGCGCCCTCAGCCTTGTAAATTTTCCTGGCCACTATATCACAGCCAAAGACATCCTGATCCTCGGATCGGACCACCGTTTTTCCGCTTTTCAGCTTTATGACTTTTGTCCGTGGAGGAAAGTTGTGAGCCGTGAATCCCCGGGATCGCAGCCACTTGCAAATGTCTCGCTGGAACCTCAGCCAGCGCTCTCGCTCTTTACTTGCCATGCCCCCTCCCCTTTAAGTGCTCATAGCAATCTTCCGAGGCGGTTAATCCCACAAAAAGTTTATTTTCTTCGACAAGCGGTTTTGATATATTTCGCCCTCTCTTGTCTTTTCCCATTGCCGCAAAGTAAAGACCATAAATGGCCGATCCGGTCACGCTCTGGCTTGCCGGCACCTTCATCATTCCAAAGGCCGTCACACCGTCGGGCAACATCCCGGCCGCTATAAAATCAGCCCGTATCATCGACGTCCTTTTTCTCCCCAAATAAGCCCTTTTGAGTAGGTCTCTTGCTTTTTCCTCCAGGGTCTCTTGAGTCGTTTTCTCCGAAGTCGACATATTCTCCCTCCATTATTTTGTCCCACCATTCTTTGCCGTATCCCTCGATCCGGTGAAACGGTGTCGGGCCGTCTGATCTCAGCTTTTCATACATCTCTGGATCAGGCGATCCGTGGTTTTTGTCCAGGCGATAGCCGGGATAGTCGCGGGCCATGCCGTCAAATATCATGTCCACATATACCTTTGCCACTATCGAGGCGGCTGATATCTCGTAGACCTTTGAGTCCCCGCCAATCATGCAAATCGTCGGAACCGTAAAGGTCGACTCATAGTGTAGCAGCCATTTTTTTGCAAAGTGGCCATCGATTATGATCTGCTTGTTTGGCCAGCCGTACCCTTTGGACCGTATCTTTTTCAATAGACAGAGACCGGCCATCTCGACCGCCAGGTTCCGGGCCTGGTAAATTCCGAGCCCTGAGATATCGTTGACCGTTGCAATGTGCACAGAGTAGTGAGATTTTTTCGAGAGCTCTTTGAACAGCTCGACGCGCTGGGCCCTTGTAGTTTTTTTTGAGTCCATCACACCGCCGACTTCTTCGACGGCCATCAGCGCACACACAACGCACGGCCCAGCCAGGCTTGGCGAAAAATTGCACTCGTCAATTCCGATCGTGATCAGCCCTGAGTCCGTCATTCAAACCTCCTTAAAAACACCAGGACCTCTTGCATCACTCGATAGTAAAGCGGGTTATGGCCCCACGGCCATTCGTCTACTCGATAGTTTGAAAATCCGTGTTTTTGTCCAGAGTAAATATATAGCATTGCAAAATTGCCAAACCATTTCATTTCGTCATAGAATTTCCTGGCAACCTCAGCTGTCGTCGTTCGATCAGCATCGCCATTTATTATCAGAGTTTTTGGCATCCCCTCCCGGACCAAATGCAGCGGCGATA